ACTCAGACTTCGGCCTATCCATACCATCTTGTATGGGTTTAAAAAAGAATGGATAGTTGACGGATATAGGTACAACCTTATCTGTAAACATCTTCTTTGCATCAGCACCTGTCTTTGACAATATCCCAAACCTAGCATCTGATGTTATAGTGGCCTGATTGACAGTTTCTGCAGATGACATAAAAGAGAATCCAGATCGTCTGTTCTTTAAGTAACACATCCCATAACACCTAGCATCTGCTTTACAGGCTTCCCAGAATATAAAAAATATTCTATTTGACTCCCTGTACTCAGGCTTACCTACATCAATTTTAGTCCATTGTAAGTACATGTAGTGGCTACCTGTAATGTAAGTTGGTGTTCCATTATTGTAAAACCAATAACCGTTTTCTCTGTAGTTAAACTCCTTTTCTATATAAGGAACCCAAGTTTCTTTGAAGTCACGTGGCATTTCATTCCACTGAAAGATTGTCTGTAATGGATGTAGTTGTTTTGGGTACTCAGATGCTTCCCAGAACTGATCTTTCCGTTTAGCTGCCCTTTTATGAATATCCGCAGGTTTTTTTGGAAGAGCTATGTTTAAATGATTAATTCTGACCACATCCCCTACCGTACCGTCTTTAGATATTACAACAGCATCTATATCAGGGTCATACCCATAACGGAACCCCTTCTTTTTGTTCGTGTCATCTAAGATCTTTTTTGGTATAAAGTCCTTTAGTACAACACCTAAGTTATTTAGATCTTCGTTCTGCAAAGCCACCTGTTAAGTTAGTTTTCTCCTCCTCTGGGTTCTCTATCAAATTCTTTTCGTTTTCGATTCTATTAAGTATCTCAAACGCATCGAATATCGCTAGTTTTTTTGTAGCAGCAGCATTTTTTAACCTGTCTGCAGCAAGCTCATCATCTGGGTCTGGCTTTATGATCTCCTCTTCTGCAACCTTTATAAGCTGGTTGACAGCCTCATGCCCAGCCCTTATGATTCTTTCTTTTATTTTATTTACATCCTTCATAGCAAGGCGCATATATCGTTAGTTCTCATGCGGTACAAAACAGTGCCGTTTATAGTAAACTCATACTCACTGTTTTTAGTAAAGTTTACTTTATCGCCTAATTTAACACCAAGGTCGTTTAGGTAATCATTATCGTATACAACATACCCGGTGTTGAGCTCTGTACCCTCCTCATAAAGATAAGAATTTTCTTTATCTATTGGCTGGACAAAGCAATAATTGCCAACTGACTTCCACTCTTTTCCGTCATTGTAAAGATAAAACTGATATTCATCTATAAAATACATACCATCTTTGAAGTAGTTGGGCGATTTCTTTGCCCTACCTTTCATGTCGTAGTATATCCTGAATATATTGTGATGTACGACTATTATGTCGCCAGACTTGACTTTTGTACTCCTGCTTGGAGCATAAACAACTTCCGCAAGTCTATTTACATGCTTATGATCCTCAACCGTAGAGTTGACTATGATTTTTTGCCCTGATATCTCCACCTCATTATTGTATTCGTCGCCTAGCGGCTTGATAATGAAGTAGTAAGGAGATTTCATCCTAAAAGTTTATATTGTACTCAACAGATACAGGTATGTTTTTATTGAACTCTTTCCATAAAAAAACTTCGTTGTTCTTTTCTACATATACACGGAAAGAGATTTTGTCCTCATCAAAGTCAATGAGGTGTATGGTATAAGCGCCATTCAAAACATCTTGGTTAACGATGTAATGCATGGCGCTGCCCTTGTAATCAGACCCTATGGATATTTTACGAATTTCCATTGTCTGGAGCACCCAAATGAAGCTCACCCGCTTCTAGGTCGATAGAGCCATGTCCGTGCTCTTTCTCTAATTCATTTAACTTTCCTTGGAGTTGCTGACCAAGATCAACCATTCTGTTTTGCAAAATGTGTTGCTGTGTAGACAGTGCGCCAATATCAAGCTGTGTGTTGGATTGTTCTGTTCTTAGTTGTTTTAGTTCTTCAACAACTGAATCATCAAGTTTTACCACTTCTGGTTTTTTACTTTTTGCCATTTTACTAAATTATATTTTTACAAATATACTAATTTTTTTTGCTCGCCACGGAACATCTTCTATAACACAATTAATTGTGGTTAATGGTTATTCTGATGATTCAGATTCTTCTGAATCCAACCAGGAAACATCATCTCCCGTTACTTCTACATTTGTTGGTGTAATTTTTGCGCTTATTTCTTTTTGAATAACTTCGTCCATATGGTCTGTAGGATGATTAGCCTGTGCCCAAGCAATAACATCTGCTTCGGTAAGATCACCTATAGCTGTGAAGTTTTCAGAATCAGGTGCACCTGTAGGACAAGCCCCATAAAACACAGCAGATTCACCTGAGTCGGCATCTGTTCCTTTATATTCGAAATTTATATTTGTGATTACATTCGACAATCCGTCTAACGTGGGTGCTTGCTTTAAAGCCGTAATCTTCCACTCATAACTCATATTCATAATTTATAATTTATTGTTTAACTATATGTTAAATAATCACTTGTTTTATTGATTTTCTAAAACTTCCACTCTTTGCTTTAATTGTTTATTTTCTTCAATAAGTTCTTTAACCGCTTTCATTAAGTACACGGTCATGCCTGAAGGATTAAACATATAACGATCTTCCCCGTTTTCATTTGCCATTAAGGGATAAGCTTCTGGAAATTTATCAACCATTTCCTGAGCTATATATCCTTTTGTTTTTTGTGAATTTTCCGGTTCTGATTTAAAATTAAACTTTTTAGGCTGTATTGTTTCAAAACTATTTAATACGTTTTCATCCCAAGTTTCAAAATTTTCTTTTAATCTTTCATCTGAACCGCTTGTATTAAATTGCGTTCCATAGGCGTTCATTCCAATAGATCCCTTTTGGGTGGTTCCCGCTTGGAAAGAAACAACAGTTTCAGGAGTGTACGACAAAGCTACGTTAAGTTTACGATACGTCATATTAACAAACCCTGCACCGCTACTATATGTAGTTTTATCTGGCACAAGCATAACTTGACCTGAGTTTATACTGTGCCCAAACATAGACAACTGATACAACTTACTGCTGCTTGCGGGATTTACATAATAAGAAGTGCTATTCAAATCGTAGAATACCTGCGCTCTTATACCACCAGATTGAGAGATATTAACGTAGTTTCCGCTTCTAGGGCCTGCCATTATTAAAGTTCCAGCAAGACTATTATCATGCCCCCACATCCCCCACTGACCATTACCAATAGCTGATAAACCTGTCCAGGTATTACCACCAGCTGTTGTTACAGATGTGCTGCCACCTCTATAACCAATAGACATTCCATAATTATCCATGGCGCCTGTAGAGCTGTTGTGTTCTGAGAAAAATAATCTACCAGAACCTTCGCCACTACCGTCTGCATTTCCTTCAAAACTTAGCCATCTTCCGCTTGTGTTACTGCCATTTCCCGGAATTCCAAAAGTTTGATTGCCCATCACGGTTAATTTGGCATTAGAAGGAGGCGTTTGATTTAGTCCAATTAATACGTTAGTATTAAAAGTAGTATTTCCTGATGCTCCACCTGCATTAAACACAACGCTATTGTAACTATTAGCATCGTCTCTAATCATTAGCTGATTGTCGGTTCCATCTTGCCATAATCTCCATTTTATTCCCCCAGCGGTCATAAATAAAAGATTGTTGTCATACGACGTACCTCCCCTGTCTAGCCTTAATGAAGCGTGACCGGTTGAGTCCACGTGTATGCCGTTGCCTGTGCCTAAAACCTTAAGATCACCACCTGAAAGAATTCCTTCTTCCGCAGCAAATCCATAAGCATCAAGACCGGTTAATTCGTTACCATGAAGCGCATACCCCGATATGCTATTTTGTATAACAGGTGTAACTACAGTATGCCCGGTATAATCATCTATATCACCTTGCTCGTATATGTTAACTTCATAATTAGATGAAGTGGTTACATACACTTGTAATTTCTTACCTCCGTATGTGTTATTAGAAGTGTTATAAAGTACTCTAGCGCCAGTTATTCTATTAGCGTGACCCCCACAATTTAGAACTGTAAAATTAGAGTCATTATAACTCCGCATCCATTCTATTCTTATGTAAGCGTGATCACCACTTTCCCCGTCGGTAACAACAATTTCACCTGCTCTTCTGCCGCTTGTGTTTTCAGCTACTGTCATCCAGCCAGGTCCAACGGTTGCATTTGCTTTATTTGTTCTTCTAAAAAATCTTTCTGCGTGTTGCCCGTCCAATAAATCTGCATCTAATCCTGAGCCAGAACCGTCATTACCAGCGTTCCATACTGTATTGCTATTTATTTTAACAGCGCTATTACCTGCAGTGCCTGGCAAAAAGTTTATACTGGTAATAAGACTTGTGCCACCTTGACCAATTTGAATTTGATCACCAGTTTTACCTATTAATTTACGAAGATATCCTCCGTCTTTTGTATATATAAAATCCTCTTCGTCTATAACCAAAGGAGCGGTAACTGTATCTGTTCCTGCGTTAAAAGATCCTCCTTGTAAATATAAACCAATACCTGAATCAAAAGCGTCATCTCTAAGGTAATTAGTTGGAATAGTTGGTTTGTTTGTTAAATTGTTATAACTAATATCTATATTTGCGCTACCATTAAAACTTGTTCCGGCTATTGTTCTAGCTGTTGTTAATGTATCTGCATTTGGGTGATAGTCATCATGAAAAACTTGATTTCCGTTAAGCTGAAAGGTTGTTTTATTAAAATAAAATCCATTTCTATCAGTATATAGATGACACCATGATGAGTTTTTTGGGCCTATATCCAAGTACCCCGATGCTGTTCTAAATCTATGCGAGAGATCCGTGTTCGGATCCCAATTATAATTACTATTTCCTGAGTCGTAGAACATCGGAGCTCTTAGAGAGTGGGTTGCTTGAACATAAGGGGAGCTGTCTGTTGCGTCAGCCGCATAAATACCTAACGCCGTTGTATATGTGTTGTTTGAAGAAACGTGCTTACCAAATGTTAAATCATAGCCTCCCGCATAAATTGCATATTTAGCACCAGATATATCATTAACCTGCAAACCCGCGCCTCTGTCACCAGTGCCGATTATTGCCCAATCTCTTGTGATACCAGAGTTAGATGTGTTTACTAGCGATACAAATTTATCTGCTTTTGCCGTTCCATTTACTTCAAGCTTGTACCCTGGGTTCGTCGTGCCTATTCCAACTTTTCCGCTAGCGCGAACTACAGCTTTTGTTAAACCACCAGCTTTAAGATGTATATCATTACTTGCAGATTGCAGTTCTAGACTTCCAGATCCAGATTGTGTTATTTGAGAGCCTGATAAGCTATTTGAAAGACTCAGTTGATTACTGCTATTAGATCCAAAGTATATATATCCGTACTGAGCTAGCCGTATATTTCCAGACACATCTAGTTTAGCGCCGGGCGAAGTCGTTCCAATGCCAATATTACCGCTAGCTCTCATCGTCATTAAAGCGGCGTTTCCGTCGGCGCCGCCCCAAAACTGTAATGCTCCTGTTTGATCTCCTCCGTCACGCCTAGCATAAATTCTAGCAGCTGTGTTAGGAGAGGTGTCGCCTAAAGAAAAAACAATGCCCCCTCCAAAACCATCCGTTATTGTACCAGATGAATCGGTTTCAAGTTTAAATGCCGAGGCTATTCCTGATGTTGTGTTAAATGAGCCGCCTGTGGCTGATGTATTACGTTTTAAATAATACACGGGATATGTTGATGACTCAGAATATATTTGGCCATTTACGTGGAGCGCGTAATTTGGATTTGCCGTGCCAATTCCCAACCTATCATTTGAAGTGTCCCAGTGAAGATTTGTATCGTTAGTTAAAGCATCTGTGCCGCTCCATATTGCTAGTTTATTAGCTGCACCACCTGACAAGCTAGCGCTTCCAGCAGCATCTTCCCATGCAATACCTGAACCTGTGGAGGTTAATACTTGCCCATCTGTACCTTGAGCACTGTCGATTGTTAAGTTACTTAAATCAACAGTGCCGGATACGTCTATACCTTTAAGAAATGGTATTGCCATATTTTATTTAATTGTTTATTATGATATTGCAGGGAATGAACTAATTAAAACAACATAATCCTGCGTTGCACTCGGAGCGGATCCAAAAGAAACATCAACGCTGCTAGTTTCTGATCCCGATGTGGCAGTCACGTCGGCAAAAACTCTTTCGTAAGTAGCTCCAGTGCCGTTATTACCATAATCTAAAATTTCAACACTAACAAGTGCATTGTTTAATCCATGCGACAGCGAAAACGTGGTTTCTGTTCCATCACCTGATATTTTTTTAGTCTTTTTGCCTGTATGAGCTAAAGACGTTACGCCATCTAAAAGGTTAATTTCAGATGCCGTAGCGGTAACACCATCTAGTATATTTAATTCCGCTGTAGTGGATGTTACACCATCCAAAATGTTTAATTCAGCAGTAGTGGATGTTACCCCATCTAGTATATTTAACTCTGATGCGGTTGATGTTACACCATCTAATATATTTAATTCGCTGGTTGTTACAGTTGCACCGTCTAATATGTTTAATTCAGATGGGGTTGATGTTATAGTTGCTGTGGGAGCAGTTGAAAATAAAGCTACGTGACCAGCTAAATTAGGTAACGTATATGTTTTACTTGAACCCGCTACGGTTGAAACAAGAGTTGCATCATTTCCATCAGCAGCCGTTCCTTCAAATATAACGCCACTCGATGTGCTAACTGTTTCAACATTATTAGTAATGGTTTTTCCAATAACCGTTAAGTTACCTTTTATAGTAACTTGAGTGTCATCGCCTGAATCTCCAATAGTCAGCGTGTCGCTTCCTGTCATTACAGAAGTAACAGCGTTTAACTTAGTTAAATCTAAACTATAGTTGTTTGCGCTATCGTCCACACCGTCAAGCTTAGTTTTATCTGAAGCTGTCATTACCCCCGCTAAACTTTGTGTTGCAGCAGCGATAGAATCATTTGTGCCTGTTGAAGATTGAATTTCAACGGTGCTAGCGCCTTCTGATATAGTTATGTTTGTAGCATCAACTACAAAATCCATATTATTATTAGTATCGTCGTATGTGACGCTAATGCGAGTTTTTGTGCCGCCTGTAGCAACTAAAGGTCCGGCTATATCCATAACCTCCTCGCTTGTTAAAGCAGAAGTATCAGTCCATGGTACATTTACGAAAGCCTTGTTATCGCCATCTAATTCTATAGGATAATTTTTACCGCTTTCGGTATAACCTATTTTTACACCTCCCAGTGCGCTATTTGTAGCGACTGGTAATGTGTAATCATTAAAGTTTGAAGTTACCCAGCTTCTAAAAGCAACAGTTTCCCAGCTTGACCCGCTATGTACATTGACTGTTTTGCCAGTAGTATGAAAATAGATTTGCCCTTCTGCTGAAGTAGGTGTTGACGACGTTTTATGCAGTTTTGCGTTTTGCAGCTCGTTGTCTGATAAATTTATATTGTTAAGAAATGGAATTGCCATAATTTTAATTCATATATGCTTTGCCCGATTCAGCACCGGTAAAGGTTATTGTTAAACTGTTTTTTGATGTGTAATTTACGTCGCCATAACCTTTTTGCCCTGTTGACAATACAGCCGACACCGACGGGTATTTTCCTAAATTATGCTGAATAGTCCACGTTTGGCTAGCCTGACCTTGATTATGTACAAAATGCTTATCCCCTGCTCCAGCAAAAGATATCACATAATACTTATCAAAAGTCAAAACCCCGTTTGTAGACTCAGCAGTTAATGTTATATTAAAAAAATTCTGCCCAGAGGGCTTTGTTACGGAATCAACATTATATATACCGTAAACATCTTTATCGTCTGTTTGAGATAGTATAATTTTATTGCCTGAATATTCTTCTATAAAATTACTTATATCTTGCTCAGACTGGTCTATTTGATTAAATTTTAATAATGTAACAGAAGAAAATGCCGTATTACCTGCAACTCCTGTAAATTTTCCAGCAGACTGTGCTGTTCCAAATTGGTACATTACTTGACCTCCTACAGCAACAAGTCCTTTGCTGCTTAAAAAATTAGCCAAGCTATCTAGTGTATAATTTATGGTCACTGAACCAGATGAATCCGTACCTAATATTTTATCTCGTCGGGTAAGATTAACATCATTTGAATATGTACCTATTCTTGCCATTTATTATTGTTTTTTAGACTTTTCCCAAGTTCTGCCTACAAAATATGCACCATACACTGTAATAAGTAAAGACTGAAAAATAGGTATATATTCTTCAGCCACTTGAAAACCGCCTATGTTACCGTCAAAAAACGACAAGGCGGTAAATATGAATGTTAAATAAATTAAAACTAGAGGTCTAATGTTTTTAGAAAGAAAAGAGTCGGATTGCATGTCAAGCTTCCAGCGCTCAGTAATTTGACCTTGCGCGTCTTGATCTGCCTTTTCCAAAAGCTCTTGTAATTTCTGCTTAGCCTCTAGTCTTTCTTCTTCTGTGGTTGTTAAGCTATCAATAACTCCCCCAACGTCTTTTATAAGCCCCCCAGTTATTAAACTGAGTAATTTTTTCATTTTAATGCTATTGATTTATATTTATAAAAATTATTTCTAACATCCACATAAAATGAGTCAATAGTTTTTTCTCTTGTTACTTCTAATAAAAAAGTGCCATCAACACAATATGCTGTTATTAAATATTTTTTTACTTTATCTTTTGGGTCTTTTCTATTAAAACTTTTAATTCCTGTCCTTCCGTGATATTCCTCTATTTCATGAAACATATCAGTAACATCTGTGGTTTCAGACTCGCAGCTTATTATATAATCAGAAATTGTTTCGTCATAAGAATTATAATGGTATTCAGCCATGTCAGGAGCCTGCGAAAATGATAAAAAAGATATTAATAAAAAAATGGTATTTAGGTATTTCATTGTATTTAATTTAAGTTATTTATATAATATACATATTACATAAATTTTTCTTAAATTACTACTACCTAATCCCTCTTGATTTTACTTTTTTATAAGTTAATCGGTCCACCCCGAGAGCAATAGAGCTTGCAGCATCACCTATACCTTCACCAACGCTAGATATTCCTGAGCCAATACCTTTCCCAACTGAGCCTATAGCGCTGCCAACTTTATTTAAAAGAGTTTGCTTGTTTCTCCTTGATCTTGAAGTTGTTGATTTTTTTGTTGTTTTTGAAGGTTTTGTTGAGGACGAAACATTGTAACCAAAGCTCATATCAATACCCTTAGACTTCAGAGTGCTAATGCTACCGCCTGTTTTTTGCATTGTTTTAGCTGCTTCAACTGCGCCGCTATACATGTCAGCCGATAACTGCTTCTGTTTTTTGATAGCTCTATCGAAACCTTGTTTTTTAACCTGAGTATTTGTAGCTTTTGAATCAACAAAATTAAACATACGAGATGACCCTTTACCAAATTGACCTTCAAACTTTTGTTTTTGTTCTAAAACTCCCCCTTTGCCTCTTACTTTGCCAAAACCACGCACATCATATGCACTATGAATTTGTTCGTCTGGAGATAAATCTGAATATGATTTCCCAAACATTCTTTTCGCACCTTTCTCTTGCTCATATTCATAAGCACTCGGTCCTTTTCCTGAAAACTGAAAAGACTTTGCTGGTTTTGGCGAAGTTAACCCCTTACCTCCTTCTGGAAACGCCGCTTTTTCTAGCTGGCTACCGGCATTAAAAGCCATATTGTTTAAGCTTTGTACAGTACCTGTATCAAGAGAACTAAAAGAACCTGGCGAGTCGGCATTTGCGGTGCCTTTACCGTTTTTCATTTTAAATTTTGACATAACCTTTATTTTTTGTATCTGCGAGGAAATAGAGTGTTCATAGCCTTACGACGTCCCTCACAGCCGCACGGTATGTTTAAACTTGTTGACATGAAATCTACAGCTTTTTTAATGCCTGTCGCTTTGGTAAATTTATAAATATCATCACCTAACCCTTTTGATTTCATTTTCTTTTTTTTCTTTTTTTCAAAGCTTTAAAATCAGCTCCGGTAATTTTATTATACGGCTTAGCTGCTTTAGCAATTCTTTTTTGCCCTGTTGATAGTTTCTTTTTCATAATATTAACAATTCCATTTTCTTCGCGCTGCCTTACCCCTTTCAGAAGTCCAGCTTTTTGATCTTGCGCAAAATGATTTTCTACGTTTCCAAGCTTTGCTTCCTTTTTTAAGTTTTGAAGGAGGTGTCGTCACAGCTGTTTTTAGCTTGCTACCCGGGTTATCTTTACGGTATTTTTTAACGCCTTTAGCTGTCATTCCACCACCGGCGCTCTTGCCTGTACCTCTGCCTTTTTTTACTTTGGCGTAATATCCTTTAGATTTTTTTCTTGATGGTGCGTTTTTACTAGGCATAACTACTTTTTCTTTTTAGTCATAGACTTTTTACCGTAAGATTTTTTATAACCTTTTTTTACTGTAAGGCCTCCGCCTTTTTTGCTTTTACCTGGCATAATAATAAATTTTAACGTTCTGGATCTTTGATCATATCATCAATAGCCTTGTTGTAGACTTTATCTGTATATGTTTTATTTTTGAAAAATATGCTACGCTCAGACGTTGGAAGGTCTTCTTCGCCTAGCATTATTCTATATATTCTACTTACTAAGTGTTTGCATTTAAATGAGGTTTGAAATATAGAATATTTAATTGAAGTACGGTTACGATGACGCCAAACCTCAATCCAGCCATCGCGGCGAAGGCGCTCCCACCTATCTTTATCCCAAGAATATGTGTATTCACCTTCTATAAAATCATTACGTGTAAAACGCTTTTTGCAATCTAAATATATTAAAAGTTCTAAATCAGCATCTTTTAAGTTATGAGTTTTACAGGCCCATTTGCGAATGAGCCTATAATACTTCATTAAATTTAGTTCTCTAAAGTCGTCCGCGCTTATTCTCATTCAACCATAACTATATCGCCGAGCTTTAGCACATGATACAGCTTATTCTTCCATTCTATACCGTGCCCATTATGCTTGTCGTAATAAACAATATCGTCTTTTTTAAGGGATTCAACTAAATTACCTGCAGATATAATCTTACCCTTCAAGTACCTAACGTCGCTGTTTTGCGATTCCGTAAGCTCAAGCCCACCTACTGTCTTCGGTGCTTCCTTTATTTTTTCAATAACTACGAAATAATTAATTGCTTTCATCTAATCGTATATTATTGATTATACAGTCAGCAGATATAATTGTATTAACAACTGATACCGCATTTTTAAGAGCAGTTTTTGTAACAAACGCCGGATCAATAATTCCAGCTCTAATCATATTAGTCGGCTTGCCTGTTACAACATCACGTCCCCAGCCTTTGCGTTCCATGCTTAAATTATCGCTAAGTCCTGCATTATTAAGAATAGTTCTGTATGGCGATAGTATAGCGCCTAATAGGACCTCTTCTCCTTTACTTTTTGGATTTATTTTTTGAGCTGCGTTCATAAGTGCGACACCACCACCTGGCACTATACCCTCTTTAAGCGCGGCTTTTACGGCAAATAAAGCATCTTCAACCCTATCTCTTTTTTCTTTAAGCTCAATTTTAGAATCAGCCCCAACTTTTATAACGCCGACAGCACCGTTTAGCATTGCTAGTCTTTGCTGTAATCGTTTCTTAAAATATGGATTAGTTTCGTTTTTAATTTTTTGTTCAACTTGCAAAACTCTTTCTTTTAAATCTTCACCTAGCTCTAGAGTTTGCAAAACTGTTGTTTTTTCATCAGTTATAGCTTTTGTAACTTCGCCTAATACTGATGGTTCTATAAGATCTAAATCATCACCTAGTTCTTCATTTATAACAGTTGCACCTGTTAAAAACGCTAAATCTTCGATTGTGTCTTGTTTTGACGGCCCAAAGCCAGGAGGGTCAATAACATTAACTTTTATATTACCTTTTACTTTATTAGCTAAAAGAGCTGCCATTGGCTGCTGCTCAATTGAAGAAACAATTAATAAGGACCTATTCTGTTTTATAACATGTTCTAGCACCCCCTGTATTTTTCTAATATTAGGTATAGGAGAAGATACAATAAGAACATACGGGTTATCTAAAACAGCTCTGTTTTTGTCTTTATCTGTAATAAGATGCGGAGATTTTAATCCTGACTCTAACTGTACGCCTTCTACGAATTCAACATAAGTTTCGCCGGTATCGGATTCCTCCATTAATACAATTCCGTCTTTGCCGACTTTTTCAAATGCATCACCTATTTTTTCACCAAGTTCTGTATCATTGTTACAACTAATGGTTGCTATTTGTTTTAACATAGAGTCTTTTACAGGTACAGCTATTTTATCAATATATTTAGCTACATTTGTCGCAGCTTTTTCCACGCCTGCTTTTAAAGAGCGAACATCTGTTTCGCCTTTATCTAATTCTTTACTGGCATTACTGAGTAGCCAGTGAGCGAGTACGGTAGCCGTTGTGGTACCGTCACCCGCTTCTCTGACCGTGTTTTTAGCTGCCTCTTTTATAAGTGTCGCTCCGATGTTTTCAACTGGGTCTCTTAAGACTACGGATTCCGCAACCGTTACACCATCTTTTGTTATGACCGGTTTTCCTAACGCATCTTCATATATAACGCACTTACCTGAGGCACCTAAAGTAGAGCTCACAGCTTTTGCAAGCTTTTCTACACCTGCCATTACTTTATCTTTACCTTCACTCCCGAAGGATAAAGATTTTACTATCTCGCTTGGGTTATTATATTCCATTTAATTAAATTTTTTATAGAGATATTATTCAAATGTTTTAACCACTACTGGACCTTTAGCAAAGTCAAGCCGTTTGTTATAGTGTTCTAATGAAGCATCAATCGCTGCTTCTGCACCTTCAACGGTTTCTCTTCGCGTTACGTCAACCCAGTTATTATCTTTATTTGGATCGAGGTACTCGGTTTGGTAATAACCATTTGGTAATTGGACAATTCGCCAGTTTTTCTTATCGGTTAAATGTATAAGAAACTGGACTTCTTCTTCGGTTATTTTTGGAGATGATGTTCCCCAAGAATAGGTTCTATAATATAGTGTCATAGGTTTTGGTTTTAAATTAATTATTGGTTTGCCCTACCCGGGCCGGGTTATAATTTTATTACTTTTACAGGCATAAAATGCCAATAGTTAGGAACAGAATAATAATTAGGGGTTCCACTTGCTATTGGGTTAGTAAAACTAGGAGTATTCGGATTGGTAAAAAATCTTCCTGTATTTATAGAAACATTATTGGGCTCATTAGAATTCGATGTTCCTGTAAATCCTAATGCAAACGTGCCTCTAGGGCTCATTATAAAACCCGCCTGCCCTCTATAAAAAAAAGGGGCTAAATATTTATCTTGCGTAATAAGCGTATACGCCGCTGAATTACTATTTCGTTGTAGCTGTGTTAGCGGTAGGCTATTTTTATAAAAACTTCGGGTTATCCAATTGTACACATGCGTATGCCCCCCTCTTTTGTCTTGATATGTTATTATATTACCCGTATAATCTATATATTTAACTCCCGCGTTGCCACCATCTCTATCATATGGGCTAAAATATCTTACAAATGTTTCTCCATAATCAAGCGATATCCTATCATTAGACGTTTGAGAACTAAAAATACCTTTTATCATAATAACTTTTCCGTTACCGCTTATTACAGGATCAGGCGAAAATTTATATTTAATTTCTGTTGCAGGTAACCCGCTTAAAAAAAAATTACTTTCCACCGTAGCCTGTCCCGATCTTTCTCCTAAAGAAGAAAAATTGTAACCAAAATCTGTACTAAGATATATATCGCTAGTAGAACTGCCCCCCGAAGGGTGTTTTGCCAGCGCAGTTATTAATATAGATTTGCCTGTGCTGGACATTTTTATTCTAAAGAATGTTAAAAACCCAGAGTCACTTACTAAAAGATTTCTTTGAATTCTTCTCGCGTACTCAGGGCCTCTTACTGTAGTAGGCTCCGTAAAACCCGGGGTTGGTATATTTACATTAAGCTCTGTAAAAGTTTCACCAAAATCTCTTGATATTAAATATTTCGAATATCCTTGAAATTCATATTGTATATCACCACCACTAAAGTTTGTAGAAAAAGGGCCCTTTCTGTACTCAGGTTCTCTTAAGCTAACTACATAAGATATTATTATAACTTTACCACTTGCAGATATTTCTATATCTCTATACCCCTCAAAAACACCTGGGCTAGGTATTTCAGGAGTTGGAAATTCATCCCAGCTTTGCCCATAGTCTTTTGTAATTACTATTGTGTCTATTACATGGTTACCTCCCCCAATACCATAAAATGTTGACGGGTCTGTCATGTCTACAGGATGAAAATTTGAATGATATTGCCAGAGGTTTGCGTTATATTTATTTCTACCCGCGGCTATCATATATTTGTAGTTATCACTGCAACCAACTATCTGAGGCTGAAGCTCTTCATTTTGGTGTCTTAGTTTTTGCGTATGTCTTGGCAGGGGGCCAAAAGGATAAGCTGGTGTTATTTTTGTACCGCTAGCATTAAAAAGCGCAAACCCATTAACATCTGTAAAAGAATTTTCTGCCCCTATAACATTAGGTAGTTGTTGGTCTAAATTGGCTATATAACCAAAATCTGAATTTGACGAACCTCCCGATATTGAAATTTCATCGTCGGGTATATACGAATCGTCTAGTGGTGGCCATACCCAGCTGCCACCTTTATATATTCTTTTTACATTAGTGTCTCCAACTTTTATATTACCAACATCGGGCACGGTGTCTAATACTTTAAAGTTTCCCATTATATAATTACGTACATTTTGTCAGACTCAGGGGTAATATTGTTATATTGTGTTTGTGATAATGTTACAATTTCTGATACAGCCGTGTTATTTGTTTCAGCGGAGCCAAATACAATATTGCCTGGCACGTTTTGTATAAACGTAGGGCTTAATGGATCTGTCTCATCAAAGTTTGCTTGAGCATTAATATCTGCTTCTACCCAAGGAACATTAACAACCAGTTGATCGGTATTATTAACTTGAACCGCGTATGTTCTATTTGTATTGTTCGAAACGGCATTCGCAGCTACAGTCTGTTCTGTACTGCTTCCTAGTTTAATAAGGCCTAATGTATTTACAGTCGCTGTAGAATAACTTGATGTTGCTGCAGACACAACTCCATTTGAGTCTATGCTTAAGTTATTACCTATTTTTATACCACCTAAAACCGCATCGGATGCAGTTGGTAAAACGTAATCTGGGGTACTATCTTCTATATTTGTCCAATTTGTTCCGTCCCATGTAAGCACATCCCCGTATTGCACATTAGTTACAGATACGTCACTTATTGTATTAACTTGTATATCTTCCACAGTTTGTGTTGTAGCATAACCTGACAAATCCGCCGGCTGGAATGTGAATGTACCATTGGTATTATTATAAGATAGAGCGCCACCGCTAGACGCGTCCCCTGTTGAAACACTCAAATCTGCTAAAGTTATACCGCTACCACCTGACCCACCCACATTATCGGTGCCGGGGTACCAGTGCCCATTTGCATTACTCCACTTTAGCACTTGCCCGTCTGACGGTGTTGCAGTACTAACATCCGATAGATCGCTTAAATTATCAGGAATATTAGAAGATAGTGCATAGTTTGAAAGATCAGGAGGCGTATATGTAAATGTACCCGCATTATCATAAGTCAGACTTGTGTTTCCTGCGTCAGCAGTTACTGCGGAAAATTGTGTAAAGTCAACTCCGCCACCGCTTACGCCTGTATTATTGTCGGTTCCAATAACCCAACTTGTGCCATTATATTTTAACACGCTGCCTGAAACTGCATTTGTGGTGTCAACGTCTGTTAAATCGTTTATCGACACCGACGTTAAGAAAGATGAGAGGTTTGGGGGTGTATATGTAAATACACCGTTAGTATCATCATATATAAGACTAGCAGCGCCAGAAGTAAGAGTATTTACTGAAAAGCTGCCAAGCGATGCCGCAGAGCCTGTATCATCCGCAGAAAGTGCCCAGCTATTACCATCCCACTTAATTATTTGGTTAAGTGAGGGAGTTCCATCGTCTACATCTGATAGATCCTGTAAAGCTGTTGGTATAGCTGAAGTGGTTGCATACCCAGAAAGATCCGGTGGTGTGAAAGTGAAAACACCGGTTGTATTATTATATGATAAGCTTGCTGTGCCCGTAGCTCCTACTGATACGCTTAAATCTGTTAGCGTAATACCTGAGTCGGGTGTAGCTGTTAAATCCGTGCTTGGCTCCCATTCTGTACCACTCCATTTTAACACTTGACCTGTGGTTGGGGCTGTTGCTGAAACGTTGGATAGACCAGTTGTTGATAGTGTCGCCCAAATCCCGTCTTTTCTTAAAAACGCGTCTCCGTGTGTTGCATTACCGGCTAGTACTAAACCTGCGGCGTAGGAATTACCAACTCCCATTATGGAATAGTTAGTATCGTTATCTACACCAAGTTCCCATTTGCTAGTTCCATTATTATATTTTAATACCGCGTTAGCGGTCGGATTTGAAAAATTGACATCCGTAAGGCTATTTAAGTTAAGGGCCCCGACTTCTGCGGATGTTGCTAGACCTGATAAGTCGGCCGGTTTAAATGTAAATGCCCCACTTGCACTAGCATAAGACAAAGAGCCGCCACTTAAAGCAGCGTCTGTAGTAACTGATAGGTCAGTTAGTTCTATACCGCCTCCAGATCCTGCTCCTTGTAGATCTGCACTAGCTTGCCATTGGTTATTAGAAGCGCTCCATTTTAAAACATGCCCATCGGTTGGGGAATCTACCGATACATTACCTAAGTCCCCAAGATCCATTATAGCCCAGCTACCGTCTTTACGCAAGTATGTTTGGTTATGTGTAGCAGATCCCGCAAGCACAAGCCCGGCTACATAGCTATTGCCACTACCCATAACATCGTATGTAGTGTTTGTGTCAGTTGCAGATAGCACTCCGGATTCGGTAATACTTAAGTTAGCACCTACTATAATACCACCTAACTTGCTTGTAGTAGCAATAGGTAGCGTATACTGGTCATTAATAAACTCAGCTAGGCCTCCTAGTTTGAAGTTAGCTGTTTGGTATATTTCATTTCCCCGGGTGCCGGAAACATAATCCGAACCAATTACAATATCTCGGTTATTAAAACCGGACTCTTTTAAATACGTACTTATCCTAGCCATTATTCTTTCTTTGTTCCTTTGCCATGACCTGAACGGTTTTTCTTAACTGAAACAAACCTTTTTGTCTTATGGTCATAGTCTTTGCCTTTAATGTTTTTGCCAGCCTTTATAGCAGCTCTTCTGCGACGCTGGTTTTCTGCACGCATAGCTTTCCTTCTAGCACCATTTGCGGTAGCCAAATCTCGCTTCTTCTTTGCAGCAGCGGCTGTACGTGATAGTTTCTGTTTACCCATATCTATTATATCACTGATGTTTAGTGTTTTTTACTTTGTAAGATATATAGGGGTAACGGGTTATATATACATTTTTTTTATAACGTATGCAAAACTAAAGCTAATTCTTTTTAACCAGCCCCCGTGCCGTTTTACGGTTACTGCCTGGGGTTCTCTGGATCCGAACAGCCGGGTCAACAAGAGTCGGACTCGGAACTCGACCGGATAATTCAGCTTTTTGTACAGCTGCAGCGCAGCGTGCATAGCAACGCGTATAGCATTTACAGTCTAGTCACGATCCCGTACCGATAATATATTTGAATATTAAATTACCAGTTATGAAACGTAAATTCAATCACAAACAAATAATCGTCGGAGTAATCGTAACCACGTACCTGACTATGTTAATCGGTGGTATCATCACCGTATTGTCCAACCTTGATTCCGCATCGTACGGTATCTACTAAACCTAGGGGCACCGCCCTGCGGTGTATAGCACCGCGTATAGCATTTTTACAGACTAACCACGATACTACTTCGATAATATATATGAAACGAATTTAAAAGTATAACTATTAAAATTAAAATTATGAGTATAAATGACAAATTAAAACAACTGTACAATCGCTACGACTTCTTAATTGATAACGATAGATGGGTACAAGCTAAGACAATTCAAAATGAAATAAGAGAATTAGAATTGTTACGTGAAGAAAGTTACACAAACTAAACACGAAGTAAAGTAGATAATATAAATGTAAACAAATTAAAATAAATAATTATGAGTAAATTAAATAACACATTAGTAAGTAAAAGATTTATCATTCGAAAGTCTTTAATCGGTAAAAACATCAATGTCTCATTCACAGACTACGATGGTAAAGTACACAAGTATTCACATGACAAAGTATATGAGTTATGTAAAGAAAGATTCGACAACATGAAATGTTTCCAAAAATACAAGTACTACTCTCAAACATTCGCACTGCCGAAGTTTGTACGCGAGTTAGGTGATGAGGTTCTAGTCAAATAGAACTTCACCCCTAGCGGGGGCTACCACCCTCGTGTACAGCATATGTATAGCAACGCGTATAGCACAGTGCGGTGAAGTGATAAAAAGTAGCACCTTCCCAAAAAAAAGTAAAGAACAGATCAGTGATGAAGAGATTAGTAACGAAAAGTGCGACACTAGCCTGTTATTAATAATACTTAACTAGCTAATGTCACATTTCTTGGTAACTCATGCACAGAGAGGTGATGTTATACCTACAACACTTTTTTATACTACAAACACTTTACCTACTTTTATTTACAAATTGAACACGAATCGGTGACGATAATATATATGAAACTTTAAAACACATTACTATGGATAAATATAATTTTCATTGGGATAGTGATACTATCGATTACTATGCTACCGGCTTTCTAAATTGCGAGATTAGTAACGGCTGGGCAGGTACTGCACTTGAAATCTACAAATACGTAGCAGACGAGTGTGACTATGACGACGAGAGTGATTTTCGAAAACTATACCTCGATTTACTTGCACAAGTAGAAGATAAAATAAATTGGGTAGAATTTCGGGAACAGTTATGAGAAATATAAACCTTACTGAAAACGATTGTACTTTCGTACACTATGTATTACGCCACTATGCTAAGACCACACCGAACTTAGACAGTGAAGACAAAGAAGAGATATATGAAGTAGCAAGTAAATTCAAGTGATATGATAGGATTAGAAGGATTAAGTAAATATATAGATTGGGCTAGTATAGTTGATGACTATAATTTAGAGGGTGGTGACATTTCACCTGAAGATCTCTTCACTTTAGAAGATATAATAGAACGGTATATTGAAACAAATAAATAATTATGAACAGTATAAAATTTTTAAAAGAGAATAAAATACGATTGAACGGTATAGTTTACAAACCTTACCTGATCGGTAACCTACCACCTAGCTTTGCATTCAAAGAAAAGTGGAAGATAGAGAGTGACGGCACCGACTATGTAGTCGAGGGTATTAACGAGTGGTTTAACTTTAAAGGATTTACCTATGTCAGTGAGTAATATGAGAGAGTTATTAGCCTATAGTGCGGCTAAGAAAGCGGAACGTGCAGCTGAGTGGAATACAGAACGGTTGCAAGATGGGTACTGTAGAGGATTGAATCACCGCGAATATATGCGAATGCGGGTAAGCGGTAAGTCGGTATTTCGAAAGGGTAAAGACTTTTCTCACCAACAGCGGTGGGCATATACAAACTAAATACGAACACCGAACGATAATATAAATATAAAATACAAAAGTTATGCCAAATATGAGTTATTGCAGGTACGAAAATACCTCGCTAGATATGCAAGATGTAGTAGATACATTATACGACAGTGATGTCACCGAAGACTTAAGTACACACGAGATACGTGGCTTAAGAACTATACTCGAACTAGCTAAAGAAATAGTAGGTATGGAAGACAAGATAGATAACATACTTGAAAACCAAGAGCAGTGAATAGTTATGAAAACGAAGTAGTAGTGCGAGACATAAAGCTTAATATAAACTACTATTATAATCCCGGTGAAAGAATGGTTATGTACTTCAGTGATGGTACAGGTCACCCAGGTGAATCACCTTCGGTTGAAATACAAGCAGTGTATGCAGGTGATGTTGATATTTACGAACTCCTAACCGAAGATATTTCAGAGTATATAGAAGAGCAGTTAATATATTTACACAACTAAAATTATGTATATAACAGTATTAGATTTTGTAGACGGTAGAATATATCAGTACGATGCTTGGGAAGGTGCTCTTACACACGACGACTACGAAGCTTTCCTTGACCTTAAAGGTCATAAGCTAAACAGTATTGAATGGATGGTTCATGAGAACGGTGAAATAATTACAAGCTAAACACGAAGCACATACGATAATATAAGTATGAGAAAATGTAAATGTAACAATACAATACCGGCGGGGCGAGTAAACCTCGGGTACTCAAAATGCACAACTTGTTCGGACACTGAACAGTATAGCTATGTACCCATTATCAACCATAAGACCGGTAACACTATTCAAATCGTCAGTCAAGCAACCAGCGCAGCAGTGCACAAGTCTTGGCGACGTAAGTAGGCTGTCGCCGTGTGTACTCAGGGAGGAGATGACACGGCAGGTCTAATAAACAGAGCTACGGACGGGCGAGGGATCGTTATGAACTCCGCGAGTAGCAAACGAGAGGCATAAGTCGGGGTACACACCGGTAAATGACGCGCGGCCTCTCAACTGGGCGTGAAATCAGGATTTTGATAGTCACAAGCAAAGATCAACTTGTTGAAAAATATGTTTGACTATACGCAGGTTCGAGCCCTGCCACGTCCACTAAAATTATAAATTATGAGTAAACATGCTTGGAATACCACCGGTTACAACGGATGGAGTAATTACGCAACCTTTCGTGTTCACAACGATATACTAAACGGTTATCAGTGGGATGAAGGCGAGGATATATACGTAGACTTACTAAAAGCAATAGTAGAGAATACGGTATTTGAAAACAGTGGGGCAGTTGGTTTGATTGTAGACTATGCTAACCTGTTCTTAAATAATGTAGATTGGAACGAACTAGTAGAAACATACAACTATGACAGACAAGCAAAGTAATCAAGCACTGCGATTAGCGGAACTTAAAGATAAGTACGGAATTGTTTTACACGGCAACTCCGATGCTATACATCTCCTCGATCGCGTCGAAACAGTAATACGCGACCAAATACTTGAAACGATAACCGAAGAAATGTTTGAAGACGGTATAGTTGAAGAGACCGACGATAAGTATAGTTTACTATTATCTGTACTATACTACGAGCTAATTTACAAACTAAACACGGACGCTAAACGATAATATAAACATGAAACAACGAAAAACATTATACAATAGACTGAGTGCTAAGCACTTACAAAAGCTAGTTGAGCAGCGAAAAGAGTTTCCGAATATGGTAGCCGAAGCTGAGCGAGCTATGAATAAAAACATTTGGGTGATTGCCCTTACTGTTGGCGAGATGTGCACAATATGTGACGTACTCGAAATAGACTGGAACAATATATTTTTAATTTTTGAATATGAATAAATACATTACAGACGAGTTAATCGAAGAACGATTAAAGAAGCGAGACCTGTCTTCATACGACGGTTATGGAGCAGAAGACGAAGATGAAGACTACAAAAGGTTATGTAAACATTATGAATTTGAACTAACCGATCAGTGGGGCGGTACAATTGATTATTATTTGTATACTGAAACAACTGCAGACGGTTATGAATTATGGGTCGCAACTGATAATGACAAAGGTGACGTTAGCATAAATGAAGACGTTCACTACTACGACAGTGACCTTTCAGAGGTTCTTACAGAATGGATTAGATACGGAGATTGCAGAATATATGTTGACGATATGGAAACGTATTATGTAACCGAGGCACTAGAAACTATGTGGGAAAACATGATTGATAGTATTAAAGACGAAATAATTATTGAATTAGAAAAAGAAGGATATGAGTACGAAAACACAGAAGCCGTTACCTAAGTGGTTTGACGGACAGATATACGCTAAGGGCGATACAGTATCAAACCCTTACACCGGCGACAAAGCCGAACTATCAGCAGATGAGTTATCAATGTATGACGTAATCAAAGGTGCTGAATTTACACGAAGTTATAAACTTTTGCAGAAAGGTTTGGATTGGTTTAGACAAGCAAACCCAGAAGCATATATGATATTATTAGATTAGTTATGAAATATCCAGACGCAAATAAACACTTTTGGGCTAGTATGACAAAGAGTGTTATTAGAATAGCAGGCTATTGTCTCATTCCAATAAACATAGAATTTGCAGCAGCAGTGCTAATAGCCAGTGAAGTAATCGGAGTATTAGAAGAATTAGTATGAATTTATTAACACAGAACGGGAAACTCAAGAAGACAAGCAAACAATTGGGGGTACGTGTATTCAATTTCGGAATACCGGCTTACAAGTCTGCGTCCGGCAAACTTACTTGCCCTATGGCTGATTCCTGCGTAAAATTTTGTTACGCTAAGAAGGGAGCATACATATGGAGCAACGTACAGCCGGCGTTTGAAAAGCGCTATCAACTCACCAAAACAGATGAGTTCGTAGAGGCAATGAACGTAGAGATTAAACGCAAGCGACCAGACTATGTACGGGTCCATGATAGCGGAGACTACTACAGTCCCAAATATCTAAAGAAGTGGATTGAGATTGCTATACACAACCCGTCTGTTAATTTTTACAGTTATACTAATATGGTAGATATGTTTCACAAAACCGATTTACCCCCTAACTTTGATATCATATTTAGTGATGCCGGTAAACAGGTGCAAATGATTGATTATGAGCAAGATAGGTATACAAAGATATTCAAATCCGATCAAGAGCTAGATCGTGCCGGGTTTGTAAACGCAAGCAAAATAGATTTGTTTGCAACGAAATGGTTCAGTAAGAACAAAAAAATAGGATTAGTATATCACTAATTTACAAACTTAACACGAATGGACACAGATAATATAAAAGATGAAGCGCATACAATGATATGGGCACGATTGTCTACTGCAGAGCTAGATTTGCAAAAAGCAAAAGACTGGGATGGCAGAGGCCATTTAGATACAGACGAAAGCTTTGAGGAAACAAAAGAAGCACATATTGGAATGGCACGTAGACGTGTAAACATTTATCATTACTTACTAACACTAATAGAGAACGATGACAAATGAAGAAATGGAACGTTTAGCTGATATTATAGTTACAAAAATAATAGAGCAGCAGAACGAAATTGATGCAGCCTTCTTTGAAGGTATGAACGAAGCTATTGACAAAGGTGCTGAATTTACAGTTGAAAGTCAAGAAGATATATTGTTAGGTGAACTTGCAAGATTGCAGACCATGCTAGCAAAGTATGAGCATGATGAAAACTACGAGAAGGCAGCTATAGTAGCAAATAAAATTAAATGGTTAGAAAATAAAATAAGTAAATTATGAGCAAAGTAGGAATTGAAACAGTAACAGTAGATTCTAGTTTAGTGTCAGTAATGACCTATGCTAGAGCAGCACAGATGTTGTATGTAACATTTAAAAACGGTACAATATATTTGTATAACAATGTAGACTACGCAACATATGAAGACGTGCGTAATTCAAACTCTATAGGTAAAGCATTACACAAAGAAGTGTTTGGTGTATTCAAATATGAAAAACTGTAATGAATTTATTTTATCTTGATAGAGACCCTGTTGTTGCCGCGTCTTATCATTACGATAAGCATAAGGTCAAGATGGTCTTAGAAGCAGCACAGATGCTTTGTACAGCTCATCACGCCTTAGGCGAAAAATATGAATACGACACTAGCTATGTGCCATACCGTAAAGCACATTTAAATCACCCATCAACTATATGGGTACGATCAAGTGCTGAACAATATGTGTGGGCATATAACTACATGATGGCTTTAGGTAAAGAGTACAATAAACGTTACAACAAAACGCATTTGACTATTGACAAGTGCCGTGATGTGCTATACACTTTGCCAAAGTACATTTCAATGAATAAATTTCAAGAACCACCACAATGCATGCCTGACGAGTATAAAGTGCCAGGTGATAGCATCAGTGCTTACTGGAATTATTATGAACAGGACAAATATAAAATAGCAAATAAAGATGAGCAAGTCATTGTACGACCACTTTATGTCAACGAATGTGTTTAACATTGCAAATAAAGTGAAACAACAACAAAAAAAGAATGGGCAAAGTAAAAGAGCTGTTTCAGCAAATGAGAGAACAAGAACTAAATAATCAGTTCATAAATGAACATTTTTTCTTTTGCACTCTTCGCGGCGAAGACAGCGACGATAGCAAGATAAATAAATAGAATAAGAGGCTAATGTCACGTAACATGAGGTACTTACATAGTAACAAAATTATATATAGGAGAGGTCCAATTAGCGACAAACCTAGCGAAACCTTTGAGTGGGGTATGTTCTATGAATTAGGTACACATGAGTGCTATGAATTGTTTAGGAGTAAGGCTAAGATAACAAGTTACAAGTCACTAAAGTGGCATTTGCTTGTACTCTGGTACCTTAACCCACAACTCGACCAAGACAAGTTTGAACAGCTTGCATACTACATAGCAGAGAAGGATAATGGTTTCATAACCTTTTCAATACCCGAGATGCTACTCAAAAAGATTATTTATGATGTTAGCATGGAGGATCTTGAATATCCGCCGAAGAATAGGATTAGAAAAGTTATATTCAAAGACACTACTAATCTTACTAAATCTGAAAAACTATCGATAGTAGGCAAGCTGATTGGTCGTAACAGTAAAGCACAGCCGGAGGATATATACGAAACAATGTTACTTATCCATGATAAAAATAAAAAGATTACAATAACAGAGATTGCGCGGATATTAAATGTGTCTACCCGTACTATCTATAGAAACATGACACACGAACTCACAAAAGAAAAAGAACTTTTGAATGAAGAAATATAATGTACAGAACTATATTCGGTATAAAGAAGACTTAGAGGTTTCCTTAAAGTTAATACCGCATAAACAGTTCAATGAGTATACAAGACAAGAATTAATTACAGTATTCTTGCCGCTTGTAGAAAATATAGCTAGAAGGTTTTCAACTACACAACAAGCATCAGGTGTAATGACTATCAATGATCTTATACAAGAAGGGTCATTAGGTTTGATATCTGCTGTTGACCGCATACTATGGGAAAAGCTTGCAGATGTAGACGACGTTGAAAAAGTATTAAAAGCTTTTTTAGGTAAGCGTATACGAGGCGCAATCCGTAGGTCTATCGATATTAATCGTGGTGATATGCGCATTCCCGAACATAAGCTAAATGAAATACGCAAGAACTCAGACAAGGACAGATTGATAGTGCAAACGTTTTTCAATCAAATCTTTTTGAGTATAGATGCAAATCCAACAGAAGACGATGAGAACTCTATGTTCCAAATACCAGACACATCTGAACCATATAACATTGCATTACTAAATGCTTATCTATTAGGTATTATGAAAGAGCACTTAACAGATAAAGAATATGAAGTAATAAGATTAAGTTACGGATTAGATTGTGATAAACAATCTGCAAAGCAAATCGCAGATATATTAAAGATAAACGGTACAGCTAGTTATGTGCGAGTTTCGCAAATAAAGAAAGAAGCTATTGATAAGTTAGTGGACAATGTTCCACCTTCCCAAGTCATTGATTATCTATAAGTTAAGCTTAAATAAAACTACCAATACGTAATAATATATATATGACTATCCACGAAAAATTAAGTAAAATTCAAAAAGAATTTAAAGCGAAGAAGTCACGCTTTAATTCATTCGGCAAGTACAACTTCAGATCAGCCGAAGACATTCTCGAAGCATTAAAACCATACAATGAAAAGTATAATGTATACTTTAAAGTTGATGAGAACTATCTGGGTGATGGTGTTATTGAAACTAAAGCTTATGCTATTGATGTAGAAGGGGCTATGGAAATAACAGCGTCAGCTATAGTTGGAGTAGACTTCAATCAAAAAGGTATGCAAGTACCTCAGCAGTTTGGTTCTGCTTCGAGTTATGGTAAGAAGTACGCATTAGGAAACTTACTATTAATTGACGACACTGCAGATGCAGATGCTACTAATACTCACGGTAAAGAGGCTAAAGCAAAAGCAACCCTCGATATAAACACCGATGCTTTTACAAAAGCAAAACAGTATATTGAATCCGGTGGTACATTAAAAGCCATCAACCAAAAGTACAAGCTAACTCAAAAAGCATTAGCTGAATTGAAGAAGTTTGAACCAGCAAAGGTATGACAAAGACAGAAATTATCGAGAAGCTTAGAGACGATGAACTATACTATGGTAAGTTCGGCAAACAGTATCTAAGTAACTCTGATATAGGTACCTTACTGGATGATCCTTTGAAGTATGGCACTCCATTGAAAGCATCACCTAATTTAGTTATAGGTAGTTACTTTCATACAGCTATACTAGAGCCGGGAAAGTTGGAGCGTTTTAAAATTATAGACGCTTCAACCCGAGCGGTTAAAAAGTATAAGGAATTATCAGGCGGCGAAATGTGTATGCTTCAGCATGAAGTAGACAATATTAATTTCATGCGCGATAAACTTATGGAGAATGATGTATGCAGAGGATTAATCCAAGGAGAGAATGTTGAATACGAAGTGCCTGCAATCGGCGAGCTAGCAAACAATATGTGGAAAGGCAAAGCCGATATAATCAATCACGATGAGAAGTTAGTGGTTGACTTGAAGACTACAAGTTCAATTAAATCGTTTAGGCAAAGTGCAAGACGTTTTAATTACGATAGCCAAGCTTATATATACAGTAAGCTATTTGGTTATGAGATGGTCTTTATAGTTATCGACAAAGCTTCGCATGTGATTGGTGTCTATGATTGTTCACCAGACTTTTATGAAAGAGGTGAACGCAAAGTAGAAGAAGCAAGTCACGTATATGACCTTTTCTTTAACACAGAAGGCTTTGACCCTTCAAATTATTTAATTAATGAAACCCTTTAAACCTTAATAATATGCCACGTAGAAAAATGAAAGTATGCACAGTTACAGGAATTGAAACAGCAGAAAAAAACTTTTATGCTAATCAAAACCATGTAAAAGCAGTCGACAATTTACGTCGATCTACTAACGCAACTAAAGATCAGTTGCAAAGAATGTTTAACACTGTAAATAGTTATTAATGGCTAGTATAATTAAAACAAGTATTGACCTTACTAAAATACCCAAAGATAAGATTATCGACGGTAAGAAAGGTAAATATTTACCAATTACTATTACATTAAACGATGAGCTAGATCAGTTTGGAAATCAAGGCCCAGTGATTGTATCACAATCTAAAGAGGAGCGAGAAGGAAAAGTTGATAAAGTTTATTTAGGTAATGTTCAAGTAGTATGGTCAAACGGGGAGAATGTGTCGGCTGCGCCTCGAGATGGTTCGCCTGCACCTGTACAACAAGCTGCAGTGCCAGTAGCAGCAAATGATGATTTGCCCTTCTAATGCCACTTTGTGAAATGTGTAATGAGGATATGTCGCAGGAAGATCACGACTACTGCGACATATGCCCTAAGTGCTTAGAAGATTGGTAACAAATTAAATTAAATTAAATTAAATGCAAGTAAACAATTCGGAGATCAATGGATTTTTGATTGACCAGTTTAATCAATATGACCTAGATGTGGGTAAGACACAGGGGACTTGTCCTCTGTGTTCTCACACAAGGAAGCCTGAGAATAAGAAACAAAAGTGTGCTTCTTACGATTGGGAACGGGGTCTCGGAACTTGCCATAATTGTGATCGCACATTTCAAATGCACACGTATCAGCGTAAAGGGGCGAGCGAAAAAGTATATGTTCGCCCTGAAACGCCTGATGCTATACACGATGTTTCGACTAATGTTGAAACGTGGTTTGAATCGCGCGGCATATCAAAGCATACACTCAAAGCTCTCAAAGTAACCGAGGGTCAAGAGTTTATGCCACAAACCGGTAAGACCGAGAATACCATACAGTTTAATTACTATATGGGCGATCAACTCATAAATGTAAAGTACAGAGATGGTCGTAAGAACTTTAAGTTATATAAGGGTGCCGAAAAGGTTTTCTATAATATAAACAGTATCGTGGGATATGAGTATTGTATTATTGTAGAAGGTGAGATGGATGCCCTTTCTTTATATGAAGCAGGTATTGAAAACGTAATATCAGTTCCTAATGGTGCAACACTAAATAATAACAACCTTGATTACTTAGATAACTGTATTGATTACTTTACAGATAAAGAAAAGGTTATTATAGCTGTTGACTCAGATGATGCCGGGCAAGCACTGCAGACAGAGCTCGTTCGACGGCTAGGAGCTGAAGTATGTTATCTTGTTGATTTCAATGGCTGCAAAGACGCAAATGAATATTTATTAGAATATGGAAAAGAAGAGCTGGCAAAGCGTGTTGCCAAAGCAAGACCAGTACCCCTTGAAAACGTCACAACTTTCAAAGACATTGAGAATGAAGTTACTGACTTCGTTACAAATGGCTTCAAACCCGGCTATCAAATCGGGTTGGAGAATTTTGATGACATCTTTTCAACTTATACTGGTCAATTTATTACTGTCACTGGTATTCCTTCTTCCGGCAAGAGTGATTTCGTCGATCAAATGGTCGTTGGATATAACGCGAACTATGGTTGGAAGACAGCGTTTGCTAGTCCAGAAAATGCGCCAACTTATTTACATGCCCATAAACTAATGCGTAAGACGTGGCAAGATATGCCGCGTAAAGCAGATATTGGGACAGACAGATGGAACCAGGTTGCCGAGCATGTGAATGACAACTATTTCTTTATTGATATGGAAAGATACACGCTTGAAGCCGTACTTCGCAAAGGTGCAGAGCTTGTTAAGCGCAAAGGTATTAAGTGTTTAGTTATTGACCCATTTAATAAAGTTAGAGATGTTGATTGTAAAACAGAAGACGTAAACAGATATACAATGGAGTACCTTACAAAGATTGAAATCTTTGCTAAAAAGTATGATGTATTAGTCTTTATTGTTGCACACCCAACAAAAATGTATAAAGGATCAGACGGACAAATCGAAGAACCCACGATGTACAACATCAAAGGTGGCGGCGAATGGTATGATGCTTCCTATCACGGTATATTAGTTCATAGAAATTATGAAGCTAAAACTGTTAAAGCTAAGGTGTTGAAAGTAAAGTTTCAAAACTTAGGTGAAAATGGCGCTGAAGCACATTTTAAATGGGAGCCAAAGTCCGGCTGCTTTATACCTCACAGAGATATGGTTGTTAATGATGACCCGTTGCCATGGGAAGCGGGCTGAGAAAAAAGAAACAATGGTGGACTCCAATGCCATCATACACTAGATCGTCTGAAGAAGAAGCTGCTTATCAATGGTGCATAAAAAATAATATAAAGATAGCACCCTTTGCAGCATCAAGCGATAAAGGTAATGATCAATGGTGGGTTGATATTGAAACAAACAACCTAAAGAAAAGAAGTCCTTATAAGTATAATAAAGACCAGATATGGTCTAAAATATTTGAATTATATGTTTTCTACTATAACAAATACGGATTACGAAATACAGTATAGAGATATTATACAAAGCTGTTTAAGCAATGAAGCTGTATATAGAGAAGACCGAACAGGTGTTGGTTGCTACTCAGTATTTAATAAACAAATAGATATTGAAGTTGGCAATAAGTTTCCTGTAATTACCGGTCGTAAAATGTTTCCTAAAGTATTCAATACTGAAATGCTTTGGTTTTTAAATGGCGAAACAAATATACAAAGATTCAAAGATGCAGGCGTAAAGATATGGGATGCTTGGGCTGACGAAGATGGCGAATTGGGACCTGTTTATGGTCATCAGCTTAGAAACTTCAGCGGTCGAGGTTATGATCAGCTAGAGAACGTCATAGATAGCTTAAACAACGATCCAGACAGTCGGCGCCACGTAATATCGCTATGGAATCCAGTGCAACTTGAATATATGGCTTTACCACCTTGCTATTTATATTTCCAGTTTTTTGTTGAAAACGGCAAACTTAATATGTTTGTTGTACAAAGATCAGGAGATATGTATTTAGGTGTGCCATATGACATTGCACTATTTACATTAATTATGAATTATATAGGTGAAAAAACAGGATTGTTACCAAATAGATTATCAGTTAATATAGTTGATGCTCACGTATACAAAAACCAATTAGAGGCAGTGAATAAATATTTAGACACAAATATTTTATCAAGACCTTCATATAGATTTTGTACAGAACGAGGAGCGCGACTAATTGATTATCAGTCTGGTCCACATATTCCAGCACCTGTAGCAATATAAACTATGTATTATTTATATCACATTCCGGGTAAAAAGATCGGAGTTACACGTAATCTTAATAAACGCGTAACGGAAACCCAGGGCTATAAGCCTACCGAATATGAAGTTCTTGATCAAAGTGAAGATATTAGTTATATATCAGACCGTGAGATAGAACTTCAAAAGTCTTATGGCTACAGAGTAGATCGAAAACTTTATAAAACTTTATTTAATAAAATGAGAATAAACCCTACAGACCAAACAAGTACATTTCCTGTGCCAGTCAATAAGCTAAAAGGTAGACTTATGGATAATCTGGGACTGAAGTGGACTACACCACAAGGTTACGATTTTGAAATAACAAAAGAAGCTATCCCGTGGATTGTACAAAACGCCAAGACTTCAATGTATAACGAGGATAGAAGCTATATTTACAATAAGGCGTTTTACGAGGCTTTTCAAGCCCAACCCGCTATTCCAGTCGACAACGTATTCGAAGATATACGTGAGTGGGCACGCGACAGAGGTATATATGATTCTGGCGATGTGAAGACACAACTAATCAAACTATATGAAGAGACGGGAGAACTCGCGCAGGCGGTCCTTAAGGAAAGCGATGACGATATTATCGATGCTATTGGTGATAGTGTTGTGGTACTCACCAATCTTGCCGCATTGGCAGGTTATGATATTGAACATTGCATTAATACCGCCTATGGTGAAATTAGGAGCCGAACTGGATCCATGGTAAACGGAACTTTTGTAAAAGAACAACTATGAGCAAGACAGAGTTAGAATTCAGAGATCCTGTTGTTGAACGAGTTGTTAAAAAGTTTGTATCACGATCAGATGTAGGCTATAAAAAATATGGTGTTACACTCGAAGAAGATATGTCTAATCTTTTTGAATGGACTAATCACTTGCAAGAAGAGCTTATGGATGCTGTGCTTTATTTACAAAAGCTACGTGAAACTATGACAGAAGAACTTCAGCAAGCACTTCTAAATAATATTGAAGTCAATGAAGAGGAGACCATATAAGAGACGAAAGCGCGGACCGGTACAAGCAAAGAGGATATCATATGATGGTATCAACTTTGCTTCCGGTTTAGAGCGCTATATGTATATGGCTTTGAAAAAAGCAAATATCAAGGCTAAGTACGAGGGCGAAACGTTTGTGTTGCTGAATGGATTTCACTTCCCAAACAAATGCTATGCACGTCAAGCTAATGGTAAAGGTGATTTTAAAGATCGAGGCAGCAAGCGCATACTTCCTATAAAATATACACCAGACTTCATTGGTGATGACTTTATTATAGAAACAAAAGGTAGAGCTAACGAATCTTTTCCAATGCGTTGGAAATTATTTAAAAAGCTAGTAACTGAACAGTTCCCGCAGTACACATTATATAAACCACAAAATCAAGCAGAATGCGACAGAACAATAGAGCTAATCCGCAACTCGCAAAAAAAGTAGCGAGACAGAAATACAAGGAGCGGCAGATCGATAAGTTTGTTAAATGGGCTGCTGAGCAAAAAGGATATATAAAGTATAAAGAGATAGTTCAACTGCATGAGCAGTACAATATAAAAGTGTATGGCTAAAGTAAATTTATTCGCTTTTAAAGAAAAAGCAAAGGTGCGTAGACCAGGTGTCCACGCAAAAACAAAAACCAGTAACAATAAACAAAGTAAAAATTATGTCAAAAAATACAAAGGGCAAGGCCGCTAAAGATTGGTCGTTAAGTTTTGGAACATATCCAGGTATATTATTTGGTATACGTACATACCACGGTGATACACATTCTCAAACTGTATTTTACTTACCGTTTATTGATGTTGCTTACGAAGTTGAAAAATAATGGGATTGTTTGATGAGCGCATAGCGTACAAACCATTTGAATACCCCGACTATTATACAGAAGGGTGGCTTAAGCAAGCTCAGGCGTTTTGGTTACACACTGAAATACCTATGCAAAGCGACATTAAAGATTGGAAAGAAAAATTAAATGACAAAGAGAAGAACTTGGTCGGAAACATATTACTCGGTTTCGCCCAAACAGAGTGTGCGGTATCAGACTACTGGACACAGAAGGTTGTCTCATGGTTTCCTAAACATGAGATACAGCAGATGGC